TTTCTCCTATAGGACCTGTTTCTCCTTGAGGTCCGGTTGGACCGGTAGGACCAGTCTCACCTTGAGGACCGGTAGAACCAGTTTCTCCTATAGGACCTGTTTCTCCTTGAGGTCCGGTTGGACCGGTAGGACCAGTCTCACCTTGAGGACCGGTAGAACCAGTTTCTCCTATAGGACCTGTTTCTCCTTGAGGTCCGGTTGGACCGGTAGGACCAGTCTCACCTTGAGGACCGGTAGAACCAGTTTCTCCTATAGGACCTGTTTCTCCTTGAGGTCCGGTTGGACCGGTTATACCATCTGTTCCAGTATTTCCTTGGGGACCAGTTGGACCAGAAGTTCCTTGAGGTCCAGTAGGACCAGTTATACCATCTATTCCAGGATTTCCTTGAGGACCAGTGGGACCTTCTGGACCGGTTGGACCGGTTGGACCTTCTGGACCAGTTGGACCGGTTTCACCTTGAGATCCAGTTGGACCAATTACTCCTATAATTCCTAATGACGTTCTAACATAACTTGCGTATTCGCTCCCCTCATATACGAAATGAACCGTTCGTGACGCGGCACTCAATGTCTTCGCATACACCTTTACTACTATACGATCTGTTGTATTCAGAGGAACTGTAGAGGATATCGTTTCACTGACAACGTATTCACCAGCCTTTGTCGTGTCCGTTATCGCGTCTGTTTCTTTATTAAAGAGTTCTGTTTCATTTCCAATTGAATCGCGTTTATATACGCGAAGAACTAAGGTTGACGCACCACCGGCAACACTATCTACATATGCAAAAATGTGAAACTCTTGGATGCCGACTGGGATCGACGCGATTCCGGGGTTTCCTAGATCCGTCGCATACGCATCAATAAGTACCTCTCCGTCGCCCGAAACCAGAGAGACTGCCTCGTCGTCTTCGGCTGAATCAGCTGGAAATACCTCAAGTCTTTCGTATCCGCTGATGTCTGATGAATCATGATGAAACCAATAAGATTGACCACTACTAGATCCTTGAGGACCAGTTGGACCAGTTTGACCAATTGGGCCAGTTATACCTTGAGGTCCAGTTGTTCCTTGAGGACCAGTAGCTCCTGTTTCTCCTTGAGGACCAGTGGGACCTTCTGGACCGGTTGGACCTTCTGGACCGGTTGGACCGGTTTCACCAGTAGGACCGGTAACTCCAGTCAAACCTTGAGGACCAGTTGAACCTTCTGGACCAGTTGGACCGGTTTCACCTTGAGATCCAGTTGGACCTTCTGGACCGGTTGGACCGGTTGGACCTTCTGGACCGGTTGGACCGGTTTCACCAGTAGGACCAGTAACACCTGTAGTTCCAGCACCAGTAGGACCGGTTTCTCCTTGTGGACCTGTAGGACCAGTAGGACCAGTCTCTCCACCGCCCGGACCAGTTGCTCCTTGAGGACCAGTGGCTCCGGGAATATTTTTCTTAGCAGTCGGCATTAAACACCTTTATCAAACCCATACTTTATCACCTGCATCAGAAGTGTCAAAACTTTCACCCTCTGATATAACTGCCTCAAAAGTAATTTCAGCATAATCATATTTTAACACTTCATCATAAGATATTATTCTTGAAGATTTTAATATTTCACAAACCCTAACACCAGTATTTGTTGGTATATCTATTTCATTATAACTTCCACCTTCTCTGTTGAATAGTGCTAATATTGCATCAGAAGTTGTTTTCAAAAACGAATAAGATGGTTTGGTTTCTTTCGAATCTATCCAAATAGTTATTATTAACTTAGTATGAGTTGCTGGTATTTTTGGTTCACTAGCTCCTTCATCTTCTTCAACAGTTATTTCAGGAAGAACTGCTCCTGTTGGTACAAATCTTCCAGGACGTATACTTAAATTTCCATTTCTATCTTTAGCTATATTGGCGATTATAGTTGCATCACCTTTTAATGCATCTATAATTTTGTTAAAAAAGACATTTGTAATTGCTGGCATTTTTATCTCCTTATGACTTTAAAGCACTCAAAATTTTTGTACTAATTATTAATCTAGAAGCTCTAATTCCTCTTTGAATAAATTTCTGTCCTTTTTGCCCTTTTGTTCTTTTTACTGCAATCCATTTCCCATCAATTTTAAAAATCATTAATGATTTCTTTGTAGGATATATTAATCTTCTATGAGGTCCAAACAAACCAGTACCATCGTTCACCCATCTTATCTTCTTATCTTTCCTCCTTCCTAACAATACAGATATTTGTATAGAGCCAGTTCCATATATTACACTTAATCCACGAGTTTTTATTGAAGTAGTTGGTAAAGAAAGTATTGTTGTTCTTAAATCTCCAGATTCTATTGGTGCATAAGATGCAATCTTTTCTTTTACGTAATCTAAAGATTCTTGTATTTTTCTATTTAAAGCAATTCTTTTCCTTCGGTCTATATCTTCGACCCACTGTCCAAAATCTCTACTTATCTTTACGCTTACATTTATCATCCAGACCTCTGATCTCTTTCACCAAAAGGTCTGATATCTTCTGTAAGAATTTCATAATGATTACCTCTACCAGCAGCATCTCTAACATTCCTAACAATCTCAGTTTCTGAACCTTGAAATACCATTAAATCTCCACTATGTATGTCTGTTGGAAGTAAAAAGTATTTGACTATACTAAAAGCATGAACACCTACAGGCTTATTGTCTATTTCTTGTCGCATATTCAAGCCATGACCTACTTGTCTTGCACACAATACTTCCGATCCAATAACTATTTCGGAATAAACTATTTCTCCAAAACTATCTGTTGTTTTGTTAATTCTTCTTTTCCAAGTACATCTTTTATTAAATAATCCTGCTATACCCATATTAAACTCCTAAAAGTGAATCATTATCATTTTGTGGTAAACAGTTATAAAGATATTCTATATAACCATCTAAAGTCTTTCTAGCATTATTTGGATCCTTTCCTGTTTGCATATCACCTAATTTATATCTATATTCACCGATTTGTTCTTCTATTAAATTAGTTTTCTTTATGAAATCCATAAAGAATCCTAAAATTCTTGTAGTTTCTAAAATTTGAAGTAATGCCAAAACATCTGCAGAAGTTCCACCAAATGTACCTGTCATCTTTATATTTTTAACACCAAATGGGAAAACACAGTCAACATGTTCTTGACCATATTCTATTCTATCGACAGTGATAGCTATCCGCTTAATCAAACCTGTGGCTTCATTAAACCAAATGTTTCTAGATGTACCAGAAACTACCAATGCTTCTGTAGATGTATCTGGATTAATTATTGTCACACCTGTTAAAGTGATTATTGGAACTCTTGGACAAATAATATAATTTTGACCATCACCATCTACATATAAATCACCAGCAAAAACAGCGAATCTACTACCAGTTTTTTCGTCTACAATACTTCCTGCACCATTAAAAGCTGAATCTGGAATGTCTGTTTCTACTAACTGCGTTTCTCCTGCACTTTTCAAGCTGTTTAAATAAGTCACAACCTCTAATTTGGTCGTATATGGACTAGCCATTTAACTTCTCCAAAACACTTAAATTCTGCATTATCGGAGACAACACAGCCTCATTATTATATTTATCATTCCAAAAATCAGGTAAAGCTCTATTCGTTAGTTGTTCTTTAACATTTAACACTGTTTCTTCTAAAATCTGCACACTTTTTGTTAAATCAATATCTATATCTTTGAATAAGCTATCTTTTACATCTTCCATATTAAGTTTTGACATCTGTATATTTAATGAATCTTCTTCAGTATCTAAAAAACTCTTAATCATAAAAACCAATTCTAATATTGAAAATTGACCTTCTATATAATTTTCAAAAGGTTTTTGTTGTATTACATCTATCACAATACTTGCCATTTGACTCACTCTACATATTGGAATTTTTGTCATCCAATTTTGTCCTAACAAAACTGTCTTTTCAGTAAAGAATCCAAACATGATTTGATTTATAATTGTATCCCAACGCATTCTCAAACTGGGACCATAAAGTGGTGGAATCCAAATCCTGTTGTGTTTTTCAGACTTATTATACATATAATGAGTGATAGTATCATTATTTTTATAATCAAGACATATAGTCATAGGAATTCCACTTACAATCGAATCAAATAAATTTAAAGTCTGTTTCTTATGTTCTATAAATTTTTCATAAAATCCTTCTATATCTATATTTGAACACCAAATTATATGATCATATTTTTTATCTTTTAAAAGGCTGTATACACCATCAAAAGTCGAAGTAATCGTTGACACAATGTTTGGATTTCTGCTTTTATATAAATCGTTTATAACATCTCTATTGTCAAAAAGACATAGATCAAATATATCTACTTCATTTTCTTCACGCATCAATTTGTCACTAATTATAGAACCAAGATAACCAAGTCCACCAACTACCAAAATGCGCATTAGCCACCCCCTAGATTGTGCTTCACGCTTGCACAGACACACCTACGACCACACAAAATGTGTTTTGGCATACCTATAGCTTTTAGTAGCCATTATCGTCCGTTGCTTTGCAATTGAAGTATTTCTCTATATAACAATTGTGTCTTAAATATGTCTTGATGTCGTTCTCTAAAAATAGTTCCATCGCCTGGAGTTCCAATCAATTTCAATGGCTTTCTGGTAGAACTTTCAGCATGGAATGCTCTAGCATATGGATTATAATATATCTTCCAACCTTTCTTGTGTGCTCTTAAACAAAAATCTATATCGTTGAATTCAACAGGTATCGTTTCATCTAACATTAGATTCTGATAACATTCTACATCTATAGCAACAAATGCGAATGTAACTGCTAAATATTCTTTAATATAATTCGCTGCAATGTGACCATCAGGATAATCACGATAAGCATGGGTACAAAGTATATCTTTCAATATAGGAACTCCAGCATGTTGAATTTTCAGAATATCTTTGTCAAAATTTCTATCAATCGGTGTGTGTATCAATTTTGATCCAACCACTCCAGCATCTTTCTTATATAAAAAAGTAGATAATATATTTCTTAACGCATTGTCTGTTAGAATAACATCATCATTTAAGATTATAACATGCTTATGTCTTGGTTGAACAAATTTTCTAAAAATTTCATTATTAAATTTACAGAAATTAAATGGTCCATCAAATTTTACTAATCCCCATTCTTTTTCTTTAACAAAACTCAAAACTTCTTCATTCCATTTACCGTCAGGTATATGGTGTCCTAAGACTATATCTATATTTTTCAACTCATTTGCACCACCCATCAAACCAGAATGTAATTCTTTAAGATATGTAGGTGTTCTAGCCAATGTAATTAAAAGTGTCGATTCTAATTCAATTTTTTCTTTAACTGTTAATGTGAATTTGGATTTATTTATTTTTTGTTGAACACAATCTCTGATATCGTACACATCTTGTTTATTTATGAAATTAAATGCAACCATGTTGTAATGATCTTCTGTAAAAAATACTTCATCTTTTTGGAAAGAAAATAATGTTTTTCTTATATTTTTCCATTTAAATTCTTGTCCCAATATAGGTATACTAACATTCCAAAACATATCAAACTCTATTTCACACTTTTTAAGTATGTCTGTTTTACAAGCTATTGTTCCAAATATAAATGGATTTACAGCAAAAGCATCATAACTAAAATCTACAGAATTATATTTCTTGTTTTCATTATCAACTGAGTGTCCATAGACTATGTCTGCGTCAGAGGTTTCTAAAGCTATAATCATATTCTCTAACGCTTTAGGAGTCAAAGTAATACGAGAATCACATATAACTGTATATTTTGAATTGCAAGATTCTAAATCATGTTTAATAACAAAATCATTATATGATTGTTCTTTTAATGATTTGCCAACATTTCCTGAATCACCTTCTATAATTATGTTTACTAATTTAAGTGGATTGTTTTCTGTTTTTACTTCTTTTACTATAATCATTTCTTTACCTTTCAATGCTTTCATTAAATTGTTGGTAAAGTTTTCAACGCTTGCAAACGATTTAACATGTTCGTACGCATTTTCTGTTTTAGAAAATAATAATTTTTCATCTTCAAGCAAATTATCAAACATTTCTATACCTGAATTTAAATTTTCTAAATCTAAATAGAATGGAAAATCTTGATAACATTCCTTAAGTATTGGTAAATTATAACATACGACTGGAGTTTTTAAATAAAACGCTTCTGCAGGAGGCAATCCAAAACCTTCAAATCGTGATGGAAAAAATAATGCTTTTACTTTTGAAAGTATCTCAAATTTTTCTAAATCAGAACATAATACTTTCTTTTCTATTTCTAGTCCAATTTTCTTACAATCTTCGAAAAATGCAACTTGCATTTTATCCATTTTATCTAAAAATCCTGTTATAAAATAAATCTTAGGTTTGATTTTAGTTTGTGAAAATATATACGCCATATCACCATAACCTTTATATTTCACAGTTCTAGATATGTATGCGATAGCGTTTTCTCTTTCAGATGGATCTTTTACCTTAACCTTATCAATAGTTTGTGTATTTATACCATTGAATAATGAAACAATCTTTCCTTTGTAATTGGGATATAATTTTTTAGCATATTCTACACAAGTTCTATTTCCACACACTATCGCATCTGTTCTAATTATCTGTTTCATAAAATCTATCCATACAGCATTTTCCGGATTAAAGTTTATTTCTACACCATTGTCAATAAATTCCATCAGCATATTTATCGGTTCATAAATAAATCCAATAACTTTCTTATTATACATTTTCGCCATAGTTACAGCATAATCTAAACTCTCTGCAGGAAAACCTATTATTAAGTCACAATCTCTAATATGCATTAAACATTTTGGATCTCTAGTACCATAATAATTCTGTATTAAAATTCTTGGTTTGTTTGAACAAAAGTCTTTGAAATCATTATCAAAGATTGGAAGAGTTTTTGTCAATATAGTTACATCATTTCCTACTTTTGCTAAACAGTGAGCTATAAACCATGGATACCATCTTCCTCCACTGATATAATTTCCCATGTTTTGTGTGAAGATGCATATTTTCATACTTATATAACACAACCTATTAATCAAATAAAAAACGGGCGAATTTCTTCGCCCGTTTTTTATCGATCTAGCCAGTTTAGCTGACTATCGCTGTGCTCAGACTATCGATGATTACCATCGCAGCCTGATAGTTGAAGTTGAACGCAATGCGTTCACTAATGACGTACTTCCGCTGATCCTGTTCAATCACCAGACCACTGGCAACTTTGATCTTGCGACGATCACCGATCTCAGGCGATGTTTTGTTGAAGATCGCAATCTGATCGGTATTCGATGTCTGAGGAGCTTCAAAGAATTTGACGCCGAAGATAGCCGTCAAGAAGCCGTCAGGTGTCTCACCAGCAGAGTTCATGCCACTGATGTACGTTGCGAGGGCAAGACCAGCCTTCGAAGCATCATTGAAGTCTGCATTGGCTCGGACATTCGCAGCCTGAAGGGAAGGAACTAAACCAATCAGATTACGTTTGTTGCGACCATACTTGCCCAAATTGTAGATCGCTTCGTTAACCATATTAACGTCGAAAGCACCACTTGCAGCATCAACTTTCGTCGAAGCCTGACCAACTTCAGCCGCTGCTGTGAATATGCCCTTGAACATCAAGCGAGCATCTTTCACGAACCAGTTAGAGGATGTGGCAGACGACGGATCAGGAGCTGTAGCTGTATGTGTGGTATCGCCATCCAGCATCGCCTTTTCTTCAGCTTCACCAACTGCATCGGCGAAATCCTTTAGGATTTGGCTAATGACATCGGGTTGAGAATCTTCGACAGCTTCCTCATCAATTACCACGTAGGACATGAGTTTCTTGGCAACCCATTCCAGCGAGGTCGATGAGAAGCCACTTTCTGTAGCCTGCACACCATCTGGAATGTAATAAGCCGACATACCAGAACTACGTTTCGGCTTTTTCCAGGTTCGAGCTGTCATTGTGAAGACATTGAGGATTTTGCGCAGAACGTTTACGTCCCGCACATACTCAATCACCTCTGTCGCCAAAGGTGCTGGAAGATACGAACTGATGTCACTGTCACCCTGATCGACAGCAACGGCAAGTGCCTTTCGGAGTAAGGCGTCTTTCTTCGGCATTTTTGTTTCCTTCCTTTTCTGGTTCAATCCCAATTACTACCATCTCACTTTTTCAAAAGGTGAGATTTAGTTTTCTTTCTTTGTAACTTTCTTTTGGAGAAGCGCGAAGTAAATCGCCTTAGCTTGATCCTGTTCTTCTTTTGTCAGAGCTTTAAAGCTAGATTCACTTTCCATGACATGCTTAACGAATTTAATCGACTTTTCGTCAGCAGCAGAAACGAGAGACTTTTCAATCTTCTCTTCAACCTCTTCGATTTCAGTCTCTTCTGTTTCCTCTGTCACGATACCTTTGCGACTAGGAACCAGATTGAGTTTGTCAATCTTCTCTGTGAGTTCTTTTGCCCACTGAGGAATCTCAGCAGCTTTTTCAGTGACAGGTTTCTCTTCTGTCTTCGCCGGAGGAACAACCATCTTCTCCGTCAAAGTCTTAATGGCCTCAAGAATTGGAGCTGTTGCGTCACCAATCATTTTAGTGACATCTTCTTTAGAGATAGAAGGTGCAACAACGGGAGTCTCAACTTTAGACTCAGTTTTTTCAGTAGTCGGAGTGACCACTTTTTCCTGTTCTTCTTTCTTCGACATCGTTCTCTCCTTATTTAAATTGAACATTTTCTCGACAACCTCGAAAATGTCTGCCTCTGGATTAGCTGGAACACTGACGACTGACACTTCAAATAACTCCATCTTTAAAACTTTAAAACTAACAATCTTACCTTCTTCATTTCGTTCTACCTGTACTCTTTTAAATCTTCCACCAATACTGAAAGATTTTAACACACCTTCTTTTATTTTTGTACGGACATTTTTAACATCGTCAGCATTAGAAATGCCTACACGAACTATTAAACCTTTACTATCAATTCGTGTACGTAACACGCGACCAATAGGCATTTTATAATCATGATTATAAAGAACTGTACTTGAACCTTTTTGTAAAAGATGATCTTTACAATCAATTAACGCTTCATGAGTTATAATATCATCTTGCCTATCTTTATCTGTTGTTGAAGCATATCCTTCTATCTCAAAACTAAAATCTTCACTATTCCCTTTCCTAATGCGCATATCTACAGACTTTAATACAAATTTCCTATCTATACCAAATTTCTTGAAATCATTAGCACTATCTAAAAACTCTAGAGTAGATTTGGTATTGCTCACCTTGTTTCTCCTTACAAAGACTCATCAATCACATCTAACACTTGTTGCACATTTCCTACTTCAATGGCGCTTTTTATTAACTCTTGTATAACTTCGCGTTTTTGTTTTGTCATCTTTTTAGGAGCAGGCTTTTCTTTTGAATCGTTTGTAGTATTACCTTGCTCTGAAGGAGGTACAACACGTCCAGTATTCGGATCTATTTGTCCACCACCTGGAGTCGTCAAAGGTGTCTCACCCCATTTAACTGGAGGTAATCCTTTTCTAGCACGAACTTCATTAACAGTCAATATACAAGCTGTTATATCTTCACGATCTATTGTTGCTTGTGTTTGCATGTCTGCCAAATCAATTGTCGGGAATACTATCTTGATATCGTCGTACTTAAATCCCATTTGAACTATTTCTTGAGTATAGTAATAAGATTCTTTATTAAGAATTGGCCGTATGGCACCATCCTTATAAGATTCTACCTGTTGACTACTATTTAGTTTTCCACTTGTTCCATCAACGATACCCATAATAAAAGGTTGCATACCAAAAGCTGAAAAAATCTTAGATCGCAATTCAACACCATACTCACTAAACTGTAAATCACGATTTGTCATTGCCATCTTCACATATTTAACTGGAACATTTACCATAGCTAACTTATGAGCATTCTTTTGTCCCTTAAATTGTGCTCGCCAATCAGAACGGAATTTTTCTAATCTATTCTTTTCCATTCCTTCGACGGAAAGTATGCCAGAAGCTTCAGCACCATTCAAGAAGAAGTTTGCATTAAATGATGCTCTCAATATGTCTGTGGCAACAGAATTAGCAATAATGTCAAGAATTTTAACACCATAATAAGATTCTGTATTACAATTTAAAACCATGAATATTAATTCATCAATATCATACTTTATCAAACCTATGTTTTTATCGTCTTGATTTGGTTTTGCTGCTTTATTCAATGGAGGATCAACTATGTAAGCATTTTTAGAAGGCAAGTTACCATGAATGTCTGCTTTTATTTTAAGATTCTTAGGTGTCAACGCATATACTTCTTGTACAATCCTTGAATCTATATCTATTACCTTTTCTATTACGCCTCTCCCAAATACAAGCATGTTTAGAATAGTCTTTTCTCTGATGTCTGCAAATGATTCTTTATTATAATTAGGATTATCTAAAAAACTTTGTACATTTTTAATTCTTTGTTTCAACCGTCCAGACATCTTTATAGACTTGTCTTTAGGAACAACTTCTGGAATTGATTTAATACAATCACGCACTATTCTATTTACAGTAGAAAAAACCCATTCATTTCCTTTGAATAAGGCCCAAGCATCATCATCTTCGAGTTTTACCACAGATGGTTGAATAATTCCGTTATAATTCATATCTTCTATATAACCACGCGAACTTTTTGTTTTATCTACAATTGCAATTTTAGAAACTGCACTATTAGCCATATTTATTCTTTTTATTTTACGTTTAATCATCTTCATCTCCAAGCATTACGTATCCACCAGCACAATTTAGAAACTTCTCACAAGCAACAATTGTGCTTGCAAATGCATCCCAAACGTCTTTACTCTTTTTCTTTGCGTGATCTACCTTTTTGCCTTCAATTGTTTTTAGATGTTTCGCCTCATCACACAGTAACCAAGAATATGGGTATTCAACCCTTTGTTCAATTACAGCATATTTCGCATTTGATGGAACTTCATCAGTTCTATCACAAGATATTAATTCTACACGTATTCCTTTGTCTTCAAGCTCTTGTTTTATAAAATGTGAATTAAACTGGTCAAAAGAACAACCTTCTATTACAAACCCTTTGTTGAGTAGATACATAATTAAAAAATCCAAGATAGCTTTGTAATAAAACTCACCATTCTTTAACATACGAGGATTTCTATCTGTACCTGTAGAAATCCAACCTACTGCTTCCATCTTTATTAATGGTTTTGTTTGATATCTATCATCTTCACTTAAATCTGTTACATCTATATCTTTATTCTTTTCAAGCATTTCTTTTAATTTATATGAATCCATTTCTATTTTAACTTCACCAACAGAACGACCCAAACAAAATCCAATTCTGTCTCTAGATTTGGCTAAGTCGAAATGCATCCAATAAGAATTATTATCTTGAGGAGGTCTAAACCAATCATGCCAATAACCATTTCCTTTATAAGCATTCATTTTACAATCAGCAAATTCTAAACAAGAATGAATATCACCAAGTTCTTTTCTTCTTTGAAAAACTGGACACTGGTGACACGTTTCACAACAATAGTCTTCCATATTACTAGGATCAGGCCAGAAACTTTCTATTACACCTACAGGTTGAGCACCAAAATCACGCATCGTTCTTCTATAATCACGTATCATTTCATGTTTAAAATCTTCTTTGGTAAGATTTGGGTTTATATCCCAAGTTGCTGCCTGTTCTGTATATCCATCTTCTCTATTACTTAATTCGTGAAATTTTTTCATTACAAAATCGTCATCATAACGCGGAGTCGTAATACCAATCATCTTATAATCTTTAGGAAATCGTGTTTTGCAAGAACCATATGCCGCTTGCCAACATTCTTCAGCTCTTGATTCTGATTCATCATCTTGATCATTTTCAAGAAAGAATGCTAATTCGTCACCTACCCACTGGATTGTATTATATCCTAACCAACCAAACGCTTGACTGTTCACACTCAATGCTTGTATATTCTTATCAAATGTTACTGTATCAACTCCCGGTTCTCTAAACTTACCTTCAAACCATGGAGTATCTTTTAAAAGAGCAATAAATTGTGCAAAGAATACTTTCTTAGCCTGTTTATCATTTCTAGCAGTATTTACGAAATACATTGGTGTAGGACTTAATCCAAAGAATGCTTGTGGATTTAACATGCACAAACATCTATGAATACCATATAAATGTAAAATAGAAGAAAGGTAATCTTTTCCTGAACCTTTACCTAACAATAATATCATTTCTCTAGTTTTTGAATCCATTGCCTTTATCAATATATCTTTAATTTTTGGTCTACATCCAGAACGTCCATTCCATTTTTGATTGAGATGTTTTTTACTTTCTATAAATTCTTCCATTTCTACAGGTTTTTGTTCCCACACTTGTCCATCACGTGAAGGAGAAATTCCTTGAGCTATATAAAGTAAAGGATTATCTATAATCCTTTGTTCATTGCTAAATTGTTTAAATTTCTTAGCCATCTGTTCTTTCTTGGACTATTTCAGCAGACTTAATGTTTTTCAAATCTCCATTAGTTCGCACTGACAATTGTACTAACTCTCTTTTTATTTCTTCAATTTGGTTCTCTGGTACATATTTTGTTATTAATTCTACGATACATCTTAATAGTAGTTTTAAACCATCTGGAGTCAGTGTAAATTGTTCTTTGTTCTGTATACGTGCCATTCTTTCTGTTATTTTAGCTATTGTGTCACATAGATAACCAATTTTATCTACTGATTCAGAATCAGTAAGTAAAGATTGCCTATTACAAAATTCTTTTATTTGAATAAATTTTTCTTCAGGATTTAATACTTGATCGTTAATAATATTTTTCATAATCTTTAATTTTTTCTTTGAATTATCTATTTTTTCTGTATTATTTAGACTATGAATAAATTTAATAAGTACAGTTCGCAAAGTAGCAAGTTCTGGTCTTAGATCATTAACCATTGGATCATTAAGAAATTGATCAAATAATGTTCCAAGATTAGATTGGAATGCACCACGGTATAAACTGCTACTAAGAGCACGTTTTCCATGAACTAAAGCATTTGTATTTCCACCACCATGTTTCTTACAATAAAATGAACCTTTAATAGCAGGACTTCCACATCGTATTCTAGGAGAATCTTTTATTTTGTTACCAAAATCATCCCTCATACAAACATTTCTAAAGCATCTCAGTCCACCTCCAAAAGATGCTTTATCATTATCTGGAAGCATATTGGCTGGAACATCTAACTTCCAACCATGTTTTTCTAACATCCTTTTTTGCCTATCATCTTTTTCTATTTCATTAGACATATGTGCTCCAATCTACTTTCATAACTTCTTCAAATATTCTTTAGAAAAGTATTTATTGTTCTTTTTACTTTTCGTAGGACCATATGAAACAATTAGGCTAACTTAGCCTTTGCTAAGTGCCTTGGTGGAGAGCACTTAGGTTATTTCAAGTTTTTTACTACATCTTTGAGTTCTAAAAGAATCTCTTTGTGATCTTCACGATTTTCTTTACGAAGAGATTCAATTATATTTTCTAAATTTATTATTCTTTTTTCATTTATATTTATTTCAATTTCTTGCCTTGAAATTGCCATATTCTGTTCTGCATTAACTACATGTAAACCCCATATAAAACTTCCAATCGTTGTAAAAACAACTATAAGAATCTCTAATATCCAACTGGCAAATTTTTCTTTAATCGCCTTAATCACTTTGAAATCCTCCAATTAATAGCATACCTCATGTAACACGAATTATTAAAACTCAGGTGATTTAATCCCTCATGTCGGGCAAACTCTTCTGGCATCCCTCTCCCTGTCAGACAATTCCTTTTACCTTACGGCAATGGAAGCGGCCCACTACCGTCGCAAACTTGAGCCAGTCTGACAATCACTCCACTTGTACTATCACCTGCGTATGAACCACCACCGTCAGATTGCGCAAGCGCCAAATCTGGACAATTAGCTGCTTGGTTTGAGGTTGCAAAACCCGCAACCCATACTCCATAGTATCCGTTATCTAACAATTCAATGTTCCTGGCATACACGCCGTTGTTTATCCCTAGATTACCGATCCCAGTTAATTCAAAATATGAATTAGTAGAATTACGAGGGAATGACACCTTAATCCATGTTCTGCCATACGGTTTAATTTCAAAATAAACAGTACACAATCCGCCTATCGGCATAGGTGTAACCGATCCTATCGCCTTAGTAATTGAATGGACAATTGTTTGACCATTTTCAATGAAATTTGTTGTCGTAAGGTTTGCTCCATCCTTACTCCAGACAGTAAGGTCGGTTGGTGCAGGAGACGGAAGCCATTGTGTAATTGGAGCTGGGGTACTGTTTATATCCTGCTCCGGATAATAGGCTCTGTATGTAGCGAAAGTCGGGTACGCTACATTGTCTATTTTGAACCCCGCTGCATTGTACGTGAAATCATTGTCCTCACTTTCAAAAGATGCGAGCACACATAAGGCATCATACACATACGCACCAGAACCACAATCAAACGTATTCCCGACTGAGCGTAGCGAACTTCCAACTGCCTCAGACTCAAATCGAATGCCTGCCATTGGGGTACCGTTTACAGTGCAGCCCTCCATGTCGAAACCAATAGCCCTCGCGCAGTATAGTAGTTGTCCGCCAACATCAGTGCAGTCAATTACCAGATTGCGCAAGATGAGCGATAGGGCACCTTCATCGTAAATATTCACGCCACAGTTGAAGACGCGGCCTCCGAAGTTTTCAATAGTGATGCTTCCGCCATTTATGGTGCAAACTCCACTAGCCGTGCTGAAGCCTGCTGAGGCAACTAATCCGCAATCCGAGAGGTGTACAGTATTAAAAGCAGCTAGGCTTACGGCAGAAGTAACTTTATCGGTATTAAACCTTACGAGATTAAGCGTGCCGAACCGTGTAGCCTCGACGCCCCCGTTATGCGATAGAAGTCCTACGGATGCTGAATAATCGTAACTGTCATTATACGCCTGGCAATCAGTGAGGGTATAATCAAGAAGGTCGCCATTAGAATCATGTAGCACAATCATGCCGCTACCGCCATTGTGAGCAACGCAGCGCGTCATCGTAGCGCCTGGCTGCACGTAGAAACAATGAGTTGCGCATTCTTCGCTAAGTAGGTCGGTTAGCGTAGAATATCTAGCGCCAAGCCTGATAGCTCCATCAGAATTATTTCCTCGGCGAGCACGGATACCAGTAACGGCAGTATTTTCATGATTGCTGTTAATTCCGCAAGTGCGCGCGCTGTACTCATACGTTTCTCCATTCGTGGCCGGATTGTTACTGTCAGGAGTATGGACGTAGATCGTGATAGGTGTAGTCGCCTCTACGTCAACACAGTAAGATCCAGCAGCCGCGTCAACCGCTGCTACATCTGCGGTGTCCTGTCGATCCAACCGAATGTTGTTCTCAAAGAGCCAAACCAACGTCGTACCACCATACGCGAGAGACACTGTGCATTGGTAAACGTTCGTTCGTCCGTCCGTTTTAGTCCATTCTACTGCGGCTATTGCATCAGATGCGTCAAGAAGAGGTTGGTCCCCGGTACCATACGATTGCACGGTCATGTTAGCACGCGGAAGGTTTATAAGTTCACGCCACGATCCACCACACTTCAAGAGCCACGTATCTTTGGGTACTTCGGCGTCAGCAGCAGCAAGAGCCGCGATGGTTTTGAATGCGGACGCTGGCGTAGTGCCAGCCTTTGCGTCGTCGCCGTTCACCGAGTCCACGTAGTAGCCTGGAATCACACCCGCACGCCTGCGGGTGAGTGCGGCGCGCATCAGTGGTAGGCCCAGTCTATTCAGTCCCATCGCCGCCTCCTTCCGTCAGGTAATGCAAGTTGCCTTACTCAATCCGAAAATATTAGATATTAAATGTTTATTTCATATTTATCATACGATGTAAAGCAATTCCTTTTACCTTACACCTCAAGTACGTCAGATTGCCTTTACTTCTCGACTGCCTCGACGGATTCAACCACCACAGCCTTCGCGGCGAGCTTCGCCTTCTCGGCTGAAATGGCGATTGGTACTGTGGGCACAATCGCCCCGTTGGCGTTCCGCGCCTGGATCGCCTTTACCCGTGACTCAATCGCGCGTAGCTTCTCGTACTTCGCCCACTTGGCTTTCGGGTCAGCTTCCTTGCGGAAGTCGTCGCGGAGCTTTGTCAGCGCAGCGTCAGGCGTGAGCTCGGGGTAGTCTTGCTTGAGCGTCTGCACGTCTCTCTCGACTTGCGCCACCTCGTCAGCCTTTTGTTCGGCTTCCATCGCCTGCATCTGCTCGGCGCGGACCTGCTCCTGGTACGCTTGGTAGTCGCGTTCGTCCTGTTGCTCTTGCGTCAGTTCAACAGCACACAGAGACAACACGGGCAGGAGACAGCACAGCATCAGGTAACGCATGGTTATTCATCCTCCACAAAGATGCCCTTCCAGTAGAACCGGATTTTGTAGGCAGTACCGTTTCCAGCGGTCGTCATGCCTGCACTTAGCGTAGTTTGCCCTGCGGCAACGGCGATGGGCGTAAGAACCTCTCTGGTGCGCACGGCAGTCAAAAGCGTCGTGATAGCAGGCGCGTAGAACGCATCGCGGTCTCCACTATTCCCGAATTGAATCGTTGGCTGAGTCACAACCGCCGTTGCGCTCGACGCCACGACCCCGATCTCGTCCACGAAGAACGTTCCACCCGTGGGCATGGTAATCACGTAGTCTCCTGGCGTGATTCCTGCGCCTGCGTTGGTCTCGGTGGTCGCTGCTTGGTTGGCCTGCGTAAGCATAAAGGAGAAGGTCGTGGATGTGACAACAGTAATCAACTTGTCCGTCAGGCTCGCCATGAACGCGTTGTCTGTCCAATCCGCATCCGTGGAAATGTACTGTCCAACGCTGAATTTGTGGGCGGTGATTGTGTTTACAGTAACCCAGTTTGACCCAACGGTTACTGTCCAGTTTGAGCTACCGTTTGCGATTGCCGCTTGTGTAACATCCAGTTCATTCGTGAACAAGACAGATTCCGAACCAGCATAAAGCGTCGCATACAGATTCCCAGAATTAAACGCTTCATTACTATCATTACGAATCAAATGGAGTTTGGGAATATTACAGCTTGAATCTAGTTTGCAGACTCCCTGACGCCCTGAGCTATTATCAGCACCTCCTATTGCAACAGATTGTGAACCACTTGCAGTCGTAAATGCTCCGAAAGCGACTGTTCCAGAACCAGATGCAGTAGCATTCTTGCCAAACGCTGCCGCTGCGATACCCGTTGAAGAACATTGATATCCGAATCCAGAAGCCTCATACCCAGATACGGTGGCGTTCACGCCAATCACTACCGAACTCGTGTTGGTTGCCTGTCCACCGATAGCGGTACTATTCGTACCAGAACCAGGGCATAGGACCGACCCGCGTGAGCCAGTCCCGATACCAGCGCCAGGCGTCAG